TATAAACTTGGTTCTGAACAGTAATTATGTCATAATCTTCATCTCCTTTTGATGGTATCCCTTTAATTACATTAACATAAATTGTATTTGCTATATCTGCATCACTTCCACCTTCAATAATAACCCAAAAACCATGAGCTGGAATCCCGTCAGCGTCAACTATGTTAGTGTCGTTTTCATATACTGCCGCAGAAACTACTCCATCAAGATTTAGTAAATCAGAGTAAAGACCGTCTAAAGAGTTGTAGGCTTTGTTTGCAAATGATGCACTTCTCCTAAGGCTAAAAGCTGGATCTGATTCTCCATCTTCTCCTAAAGATGAAACGCCAGTTGCGTTATTAATTGAGGTTACCCCTATTACTACGCTTACAGGAATGGTTATAGTATTGGGTGCGCTGGTAATTGCGCCTAGTGTTTTTGACCTAAAAGAATAAGTGTAAGTTCCTGCTCCTGAGGGGTTTTGAGTGTCAAGCAATATCCATTGATTACCTATGTTGTCTGCTACAGTATATCCCAATCCATCTATATTATTTGCCTCCGCATCTAGGCCCTGCAAAGTTAGCGCCCTATTGGTTACAATAGTTATATTTATATAAGAAAAACTTGCTCCCTTTCTCTTAATGCCATTTATCCAATAGAGGTTATCTTGTTGAGTCCCAATGCAATTATCGGGATCAAACATATTATAAACATCAAGCAATACTTCTAGATAATCTTCTGTAGATTGTGTGGTTATGCCAAAATATTGACCATCGGCACTATTGCTATCAAAATTAGCATCTGCTCCATAGATAAGAGTTAGACCTGCGGCGGCCGCTTCATCGAGTTCAGCCTTGCTTGCTATGCTTAGTCCGTATTGATTTAATTCTGTTGGCACGATTTATTTTAATTAAAATTAAAATAAGTCTCCGCCCAGACTTAATATTATTGATACAACTTTATTTCCCCTATAACAGATGCGCTATAAACAGTTTGCACATCATAAGACGCTATAAAATTTCTATTGGTTAAGTCAACAGATATACTATTAACATTAACAACTCCATTAACCTTTAAGATCAATGAATTAATTTCTTCTTCTAAACGAGCTGCATTGCCATCAGCAAATCTATTATACCAATCAATTCCTGCGGTTAGATTAAAGAAACAATCTCCAACCCACTCTTGAATTTTGGTTTGAATATCTTGGGCGATTGCATCGTTATTTACTTTGTATGCGTTAGCATCAAGCCCAAATATCCAATCGTTTTCTGTATCGTTTGCTCTAATTATCATTCTCTAAAAATTAATTAAATTAGATGTAAGCTTATCATATTCGTCAAACCATACTATTGGTTCTGCTGGTTCTGGGCTTGTCTTTTTTCTTTCTATTCTCTCTATCGTAACTTTTATATCGTATTCTCCGCCAACAATTAAAGCGGTTTTTGCATTAACCTTATCTTTATGCAATGCCTCTACCAATTTATAAAAAAAGAATTGTGAAATTCCGTATCTTTTCATTTCAAAAGCTGATTAAAATTAGTCGCTAAGGTCGCTAAATTACTTGCGGTTGTCGGATCAATCGAATATTGATCCGCTCCATTTACTGTTTTTAAATTTTGCAAGATATTCATTAAATTTGCAATCAAATCTTTAAGATTTTGAGCAACATTTGCAATTTCAACTTTATTATCAACCTTAACTCTGCCTTGCAGCGTTCCAGCGTCATTGAAATAACTTAATCCGTTTGTTGCATTGTCATATTCAGATATTGCTTTTGGATTAGATTTTATTCCAATCAAACAAACCCCATCGGTTATGTCGTGCATACGATAGGTTGCTGGCGTGTTTATTCCCCCTGTTTGTTTCCAATTTTGTAAGTCTCTATCATTAAAAATAACCAAGCATTCCAAGCCTGATTTAATCATTAGATTTACTCCGCCATTAGAACCATAGGGAATAAACACTGGCACATCTACAAGCGGTGCGGGCGTAATTAATTGTTGTCCTTGATAAGTGTTTTTTCTTAAAACATCAACTAACTGAACAACCGCCCTTTGAGTTGTGGCATTAAAAGATTGTATTATTCCAACCCTATGACAATTAAAAGTTGATCTAATATAATCTGCAAAAGGGTCTAAAATATCATCAAGCTTTTCTGGCTGGTTTATTTTTGGAAGTTGGTTTGCTGGTAAAATTGGTCTTGTCATTGAGTTACTAAATTAAAGTTATTGACAATAGAGCCGCCGCTCCACAATTTTAAAGTTGTAATTAGTTTTCCTGCTTTTGTGGTTGATAAAACTCCTTTGTGCGAAACAGACATCACCTTGTATTTTCCATTAAAAAAGGAAGCGGTTTCTGATTCTAGTTGAACCATATTTGCAAGTTTAATTGTTGGTTCAAACATGGTGTTGACTATAACATAACCCTCATCGCTTATAATTGGAGTTCCAATCAATCCAGTTTCAGCAGAAATAATTGGTATTTGCAACCCAAGCTTTCCTATCGCCTCATTAAGTTGAAGAACATTTATTTTCCCCGCATTTATAAACACATCAAGACCAAATTGAGTCAGAACATTGTAAGATTCCCCCATTATCGTAATTGCTTCATTAAAAGTAGCATCTAGATTTGGTGTTATAGCTCCTTTTTGCAAATCGCCATATTTGGTCATTTGTTGAATTATGTCGTTTATGACCTCGATTTGTTTTGTATTTGCGTTATAAGATTTGTTTATAAAACTGTTGTAAAGACCCATTGCACTAGATTGACAAGATAAATGTGTAATTTGGTCAACTCCTTCTCTTACAGAATATCCATTAATCAAAGTTCCATTAAAAATCGGATAAATATTTTTCTTATAACCAGCCTCAAGAACAACAATTCTATAGTATTTTTTACCATCTTCGACAACTGGAATGTTGAACCTATTTTGAAATAGTCTTCTTCTCGTGCTCTCATTTAAACCATATATCGAAATATTAGCTGTGTTTCCATCTAGATTAATAGAGCCATTCACATCAATTTCTATTGTAAATGGAGGTTCAATTACTAAAGCATTTTTTCCTTGTCGATATAAAGGAATATTATTTATTACTGAGTTTGAAGCTGGAGTTAAGCGCAAAGAAGAATTATTCAAAAGGTTTGGATCATAATAACCAGAAACCTCGGCGTTATCTTGTATTGTTAATCTAAAATTTCTATCGAACTTATTGCTCATAAACAGCGGCGTTTAATGCTATTGCCTCAGCTTTTGTCATGGAATATAATTTGATTCTTCCACTCTCTAAATCGTCAAGGCGATACGGATTGACTTGCTGAGGATCTTCAGTAATACACATCAATCCAAAAGGTAGTGCATATTGGTAGCGGTGCAAAATATTTGGTGTCAAATTTAATCGACAACCATTTACTGCAAAATTATTGTATGCAAGCGACCAAAACCAACCTTGTCGATTAGTTGAATATTGAAGTAAGAATTGAAAGAAATAGCCATCTTCTGTTTCAATGGTTATTAATTGTTTTGACGAACTATCTAGCCCAGTAATAAGTCTCATTGTCCTCCTGAATATTTTGACCAAGTATCCGCAATAGCTTTTGCAAAAGTTTTTCCATCATCTTTTCCTTGTGTATTTCCCTTATCCGCTATTGGCTGATTTTGCTGCTGTGCTCTGCCTTGATATTTATTTGGGTCAAATTTAACTGTTGAAGTTCTTGCTTGTCTAATTTCTTTTAAAATAATAACGACATCCGACCTAGTATCTGTATATTCAGGTTGCGTAATCACTAGATTAAGAATTGCGTAATTACCTTTAAAACCATAAGGAGTATCAAAACTAATCAAAACCCTAGCATTTCTTAAAGCCAAAAAATAATTATAAGCTTTGGCTTGCATAGTTTTTGGAGGATTTAGTTTTTGATAAGTTTGATATAAATCTAATGCAGATCCCAAAGTAGCGTCCGCATAATCTGCGGCTCCATCTTTTTTAGAATTAATTGAGGCGTGAAGGGTTTTTAATGTTGAAGAAATAGCTGGTAAAAAGCCTACTAAAGTAGTTAATTTTTCTGCTATTTTCTTAATATTGCTAGGTTGGTTATCTTTAAATAAATAAGATATTTCGCCAATAATCCCGCTAAGAGTAAATAGTTCTGGCTCTAGGGCGATATTATCTTGTAAAGCAATATTTTTCTCATTGTAATTGTCAGTGATCTGAGATTTTAATTCTCCTTTATATTCTTTGAAAGCAGAAAATTTAAAACCTCCAATACCAAACCCAGCAATAGGTGCTACGACATATTGGTTAGCTAACTGGTTCAAGCCGTCAAGTTTACTTGCCGTTTCTCCTAAATCTTTCGGTATAGTAAAATCTAGTGCCATTACTTAGCCACTCCTATGGTTGGATATTTTGAATTTAACAAAACGCTATTAATATTGTCATTAATACCATTAGTGATAAGCGGTGCAGCGTTTCTATCGACACTTGCTGCATTAATATTAGTAGTAATAGATACATTGTTGGTAGGATTTATCATGGTTTGTCTTGTGAAGTTCTCAATATCACGAGCGGATGGTTTTCCATTTGGATCTCTTCTATAAAAAGAGTCGTCTACCGTGTCAAATCCTTGCTCTCCAAAATCGGCTATATACTCGCCTTTATCATTTCCATTATTTTTTGCGGCCATTTTTTTCTTATATTTTTTTGGAAAATATAATCTTTCGTTTTCCTCTGCCAAATAAGACAATCCTTGATATAAAGAAAGTCCTCCCGCCCCCGCAACACCCAATCTTCCCACGCCAGCTTTTCCATATTTTGTTAAATATTTAAGAGCTTTTGTTGTCGCATAACCTGCGCCAATTCCTTTAGCTATGTCCGCACCAGCTTCAATATTTTCTGGCGTTAAGTTCTTTTCTATCTTATTTGTTAAACCTAGAATGGCTGGGGCAAAATTATCAAGCAAGACTCCTTTTAAAACATCGAAAGCATTTCCTAATTCTGCAATTCTTAAATTAATATCAGCACCAGATTGCACTTGCTGATTGCTTAAAATTTTTGCATTATTGTAAGCACCGCTAAATTGTTCATCAGAAAAATCTTTACCAAAAGCTGGGGCAAATTGATTAGGAACTCCCAGTTTTTCTAAAAGAGAGGTCAATTCCGCTGCACGATAATTGGGATTTTTGCTATATTGCCTTATTTGTTTTATAGCGTCATCAAAATTTGAAATATTGGATGGATCAATCCCCATTACCCCAAATTGCGCCATTAAGGCTGGATCGGTAGTTAATCCACTGGCTATTCTATTAGCTAAATTACTTACAAAGTCATTAGTTTCCGCAAGTCCAACCCGACCGTAACTCGCTTTACGAAAAACATTTGCATATCTTTGAGATTTTTCAGGATCTATGCCATATTGTTTTAAGGAATTTGTTAAGGCGGTTTGTTTGGCGGCTTGAGAAACTACATAACCCCCGATTCCCCCAGCAACCAAGCCACCTGTAAATGCTTTAGCAATAAAAGAAAAGCCATTTTCTATTTGACTGAAAAAATCTTTTGTTGCTTTTTCTCTTTCTTTTTCTCGCTTCTTTTCTTCTCTTTCTAATCGCTTTTGCTCTTTTTCTCGTTTTTTTCTTTCTTTCTCCTCTTCGCTATTTTTCAACTTTTCTAGCCCCATCTCCGCTCTGGCTAACTTTAAATTTTCCTGAGAAAAGCTGGCTTTTTCTTTTAGAGCTAATAATTCAGGATTTACAAATTTAGAAGGGTTTTTTGTGCTAGAAGCAGAAAGATCAAATTTTGAATTTGTTTTTGTTTCTTTTAGCGCCTTATTAAGTTCTTGTGTTTGCTTCTTTAGCTCTTCAACTTTTTTAATGGCATCATCCAGGGACTTTGTATCGCCCTTTATACCTAAACTGAGAAATAAGCTGCCTATATTCATTGTTGCCTGTTTTGCAATTCTTCACGAAAATCCATAGAAAATTTATGGAAATCCATCATTTTTAAAACCCAACCAACACTACATTTAGCTATTCCTTCAGGATTTCCCCCGACGTAACCTTTGCTTGCAAGTATTAGGCAGGTTCTTTCAAACTTGTTTAAATTATCTTCGTAGTCTACTTGCCTTTCTGGGTCAGAGAAAACCGCCCCTACTCTTTTAACCCTTAAGAGAGGGCTTAAATAAAACAAAGAACATTTGTCAAAATGCAATTTTTTAAAATAAAGAAATAGTCTTTTCTATTTTCAACTAAGTCAAATGTAGATTGCACTATTCTTTCTTTGTTTAAAAGCGATCTTTCAAGGCACTTGAGGGCTTTTTTTCTAACTTCAGGAGAAGCTACGAGAGATAAAAAAACTCTACTTACAACTTCCAAAACCGCAGGAGACCCAACTAAGTCGCTAAACTCTACTTTTGAAAGATCTTTTTTCTTTTCATCGGCAGCTAAAATTCCAATAATTTCTTGAATTACTGCCGATAAAGAAATGCCGGAATCTAATAACTCCTTGATAACTAAAGAATTAAGATCGCAAGCATCTTCAAAAGAAGCTTCTTCAATTTGTAATGTTTTGCCTGATGGGGTTGTAAATTCTTTCATTTTTAGTTAAATGCTAATTCCGATAAACCGAAGTCAATTGTATATTCAGAAATTGCTTGTTCGTTATCGCCATTATAATTTGCCACAAGATTAATTCTTTTTTTGACAAATCCAAAAGTTAAGGTTGCAGTTAATTTTCTTAAATTACCCTTTCCATCGCCAAAATTGCCAATCATAGAGCCATCAAGAGACTTGGCACTTGTTCTTAGGTTTAGAAGTTCGTTTAATTTTTGGTTGAGCCAAGCGTCATCATTGCCCGCCTTGATTACCCTTACATTTAGTGTGGCTTTTTTAGCTGCCACATTAATTGAAAAAACTGCTCCACCTTTTAAACTATCCATTGTGCCAGTTTCGTCAGTAAACATAACAGCAATAGCATTTTGATTAGCTAGTTCCGCAAAAGTTCTTTGGTTGCTTCCATCAGAATTTTGTAGGGTTAGAGTTGCGTCTCCTGCTAAAGTAAATTGTTGCGACATATTCTTTTATATTAAGGTTAAGCTTCCACAAGAACATCAACAGACGCTCTATAGATAAATCCCGCTTCCTTGTAAGCTACTTGCTGTAAAGGAGCATCTCTATTCTCTCTTTCGGATTGAAGTTGGTTTGCGATAGAGTTTGCATAAATGTAATAACCAACAGAAAAAACAGAATCTCTAAAATCTTGCTCATTACCAAAAGTAATCGGGCTATTCCAATTTAAACCAGTTCCAATATAGCCAGCCCTGACGAATCTGGCAAAGACTGCATTAGTTGCAGAAATTAATTTATCTAGACCTTGAGGGGTTTGTTGAATTGCTCCAGAGCGAAGGGCGTTAAATTCTCCAGTAGTTATAGAGTAGACAAGAGCTTGACGACCATAAACTTGATCTTGATATTGACCAGAATCGCCATAGCGATTATTAACAATGCAATTCAAGCCCCCAACATTTGCATAAATATTAGCTCCTTTAGATGCCGCTTTATCAAATAAAGCTTGGGTCATTCCTGAATCCGCAGGAATACCATTAAGAGTTCTTAATTGAGTATTCGCATTTAAGAAAGTATTGTTGCCGCTGAAATTTACCGAACATAAAGTCGCTGGATCGGCTGCCATGAATTTCTGAGCGTTTGAAACATCGCTATAAAATAAAGCAATTGTTCTTTGATTAGATGCTTTGATGGTTGAAATAGTGCCGTCAATATCATTGCTATCAGACCAAACATTAAACCAGATTTTGTCAGAAGCTTCAACAGAAGTGGCTGTAGTAACCGCAACAGAATCTTCAATAAGTTTGTTTGTGATAAAAGGTGTAAATTGAACTATAGCAGAAAGTCTTGTATAAGCCGCAACAACGGTTTCACCACTTGAATTTGCGCCACCAGTGGCAGAGCCGCCAGAAACATTTAACAAACCAGAAGCCGTTAAATCAGTTCCAGCTCCACCAGAAACCGCCGCTAGAGCAACGGTAGAAGTAGAGCCGACTTTTTTAGAGGTGAATGTAATTACTCCACTTGCTTCTGTAATTGTCAAATCTGGTAATCTTCTTTGAAGAATCACCGCCACATCAGCAATCGTAGAGCAAGCGGTAAAATCAATTAAAGTTAAATTAATTGGAGTTCCGCCATTAATAGTAACTTTTAAATCACCATCATCAACTGCCTTTAAATCATTTAAGTTAGCGTCTAAATCGGCAGAAACAAACCTACCCCTTGTAGCAGAAACCGCCGCTGGACTTGAAACAAAAGGAGCAACAATTAATTTTCCATTACCCGTAAGAATATTGGGGCTTTGAGAAAAAATTGCATTTGCTAAAGCATAGGTTTCTGAGTTCGTGCCATAATCTAAACCTACTTGTCTTGCATTTAAATATGTTCTGTATTCATCAATATTTGATGGAATTTCAGTTGTAATTAACAACATGTTATTAGGGTTTATTTCCCCTAAAACCGAAGGAGTTTGTCTAATAGTTGCATTGACAAAATTTTGTATGGAAATAACTTCTGCTGTCATAATTTAAGCGTTTGGAGTTAATTGGATTGGAAAATTATCGTAATAATCCAATTCCCTTGTTGAATATCTGGTTACCATTAATGCTATATCTATCATAAATTTATTTAACATATTTGGGCCGACCTTACGAGAAATATTGTTAAAAGTTATTGGTAAAGGAAAAATCCTAAAACCATATCTAGCTTGTTGATTTTGAGAATAAGCTCCTTTTAGAGCCTGAATAATTTCATTTTGTCTCAAAATCGAACTTCTATCATACGAAGCTATTTCAAGCGAGTAAATTTCTTTACTCATGCTTGAAACTGTTTCGTGCCCTACATCATCTTCGTCTACTTCATAATTTGTAGATGAATTGACTGGGATTGAGGTCAAGTAATGAACCACCACATACAAATCTTGATTATTGCCTATGTTAATCTCTTGATTGTATTGCCAAACCTGATTGTTTCGTAAAGACATATAAGTCCTTATTATGTCAACCAGAATTGCTATTGGCTCTTTATCCATTGTTTATATACTCAATTAAGTGATACTCTAAATAACCATTTCTATTGTAGTTGTTTTGTAACATCACTTTATAATTTTTTCTTTCAAAACGAACCCTTTCGCTAGGATTGATAACGTCGTGAATTTTGAATTTTGTGTGAACTTGCCACCATTCAAAACTCCTTTGTCCGCTTGAGGTAACCTCTAATTCAGTTGGCTTTAAAGGCTGGATAGTTCCCATAAAGCTTATTGGTCTTTCGGTTGTTACCGCTAGACCATCGTTATTGATGGTTGTCGACAACTTTATCAAAGTTATCTTCTGTTCCCATCCGTTTAAAACATCTCCTACTTGTGGCATCATAATTTTACCACCTTCGCTTTTACTGCGTCTTTAAATTCAGCGGTATCAACTAAAATCGGCTCACTTTCGCCTCTCTCCGCCACTCTGCGATCCGACAATTGTTTCCACTGACCATAGCCATTACTACGAAAAGCCCCCTCAACTATATGCTCCGCCTCTTTGGCTAGAGCCTTATAAGCGTTTGGAAGACTTAAGTCTTGACTTAAAGAATTTTCAACAGCTTCCGCTAATTGATTTCCTCTTGCCATAATAGGCTCTCTTAACCAAGATCTCATTGGTAAATGCTCTAAAGCATTTCCAAACTCGTGGTCAAAACCAATTTTAACATTTGATTTACCATCTGACCTTTTGTCATTTTCTTCAAAAATACCAACTTGAACTTCTTGCTTTACTGCAAGCTGTTTAGCTAGATTTTTTAAGTAGATAATATCAAATTTTAATTCCGCACTTTCCATTACAGATTATTGTAATTAATTGGGTTGAGAGCGTGCCTTGGAGTAGAAAATGGAATTACATTTCCTATTCTGTATGGTCTTGTTAAGGCAAGATATTTCATCCCATAATAAGTGGTAGTATAAAAAGAATATCCTTCTTTTTTAGCCCACTCTGGAACGACATAACCAGCACTAACATTTCCTACTGCTTTTGAACTTAAAAGACCTGCTCCAGTGCTTTGAAGTCCTCCAGCGTTTATATCCCCAACTAAATAATGAGCTGAAAGATATAAGAAAGCTTGCTTAAGCGCAGCTTCGGTATTAATTTTTGTTAATACCGTCGCCTTTGACTCATCGTAAGCTTTTTCTATATCCTCATCCCAGACATAATCTGTTTTAATCAGATAGGGGTTCAGTTCCCAATTGCTTGTATTTGTTGGAACTACCCCCTCCGTGCCGTCTTCAATGCAGGTGTAGAACTTCTGAGTAATATCATAAAAAGCCACATCTCCGACATTGTAGACGGTATCTACTGACCAAGTTGGCAAATAATTGAAATTGCGATAAAACAAATCCTTAAAGTCTTGAACTGTTATATCGTCAATTACAGACATTTATTTACCTTTAGTCTTAACTTTAATATCTTCTTTGTCAGAAGAATTTTCCTCTAAATTAGAAAACTTTTTTTTAAGTTCTTCATTTTCTAACTTAAGAATTTCAATTTCTTTTTTTAAAATGTTTATCAACTCGCCATTGTTAGAGGAAATATCTTCATATTTTTTGATATGACTATATTTCAAAAGAATTTCAGCTTCTTTTTCAGAAACATTTAAGGTTGTTTTTGGATTCCAATTAATAGCCTTACCCAAAGCCATTACTGACATTTGGGAAGCGCTATCATTATATAAAGTAATTTCTGACATTTATTCCTTTTATGAGTTAGTATTGTCAAAATAAAGTGCGTCAGCAGGTCTTTTAAAGAAAGTTTTACCTACTTGAGCATAACCTAATTGTAAGTAGTCAAAGTTATTTAGTGTGCCAGTTCCAAGCATTGTGAATGGAATTGGAAGGTCAAAAACTAGCCTGTCATTCTTGTTGATGTAAAGCATGTATCTATCGTAAGATAGAGGAGCTCCACCATTTGCTTTAGCAAATATTGTATTTGCAGCAAAAGACTTTTGAGCGTAAAAGTTGGTAATAATTTTGAAGTTAGGATTGTTAGTCATTACTTTAAAAGTTTCCAACAAGAACGCTAATTTAGTTGATCCAGCAAGAGGAAAATCAGGATTAATTAACGCACCTAAACCAGTATAATCTGATTGAGGAATGTAGAAAGTATCAGGAAACTCACCAAGTTTTTGGTTAGTTTGATAAACTGTCAAAACTTGTCTTACAAAAGCGTTGATCTCAGTGCTGGTCATTTGAGAGATTTGTTTGGTAATCAAGCTAGTGTTAGTTGTAACTTCGGTAGAAGTTAAAAGACCAGTATTGTCTTTTTTAGAAAAACCATAAAATAAGATTTTTCTCATAAACAATTCATAATCAGTATTCAAAGCTTCTAATTTTGATTTAACATAATCATAGCCTGAAGCACCAAGATAAGCTAATTGACTTTGTTGTAAGAAGTTGTAAGAGATTTGTTTTGCCCAGAACTCACGATCGATAGGAGTGCTATCAACACTGGTTTCAACTTCGTTATATTGACCTTTATTAACAGGAGAAATTAAACCGCTTTCTGGGTTTTGAATGCCATAAAACTCTTTAATAAATACTCTTGTTGGAGCAAATGGATTTGAACCCATATCCATCGGAACATACTGATTTAATTCATCAATCAAATAAAACTTTTGTTTGATAGTTCCAGCAGCTAATTGAGATAGAGCGGTAATATTAAAGTTTGCGCCAAATTGAGAGGCGGTATCGTTATTAAAAATTTTGCCTTCGCAAGAATTTTCAAAAAGTTTTGAAATACCAGCTCCAATTGGAGCTTTTACATCAGAAGGCAGAACTGAATTGTTAAATTCTCCATTAGGGAATTGCTCAAGTCCATAAGCAAAAAATCCATTTTTAGAAGCTACTGCAAGAGAGTTCGATAATTGCTTAAAATTTAAAGTTTCGACGGTCATTTTATTTAAAGGTTAGATTAAAATTAAAGACCGCCGCCCCAGTCTTGCTAAGTAATTATTAATTATGCTGCTGGAACAGAGATTTTAATTCTCACAGGAATTAAAGCTCCAGTTGCGCCAGCCGCTAGAGCTATACCAATGATTGTATTCTCTCCTAAAGAAGGAATTACTAAATCGCCAGTTGCTACAATTTCTAATTGATCGCCAGCGGCTACAGCAGTTGCGCCAACTTCCATAACCATTGTTGAGCCATCAACTAAAACTGTAACCTGTTTGCCTGCCATAACTGCATAAGCTCCACCATTATAGGTTGGATCAAATTTCACAAAGCCATCAATTAAATCATCGGCGGCAGCTTTGTCAAAAAGAGATTGACCACCAGCGCTGCCAGAAATTTTAACCGCAGTGCCCCCAACAATAGTAGAGGTAGATGAAGGGCTGATTGCACCTTCTTGAGTATTCAAAGTATAACCAGAAGATGGTTGACCCTTAATTGCTAATGGAGTTGTTTGATTTAAAGTATACGTAACTGGCATGTTTATTATTTTTTAGAGTTGAAAAAATTATTAGAATTAGAAAAGCCGATTGTGAATTGTTTTTTATTGGTTGAGTTCTCAAAAGATTTAGATTCAATCTCTTCTAAAGAGATTTTTTCTTTAGAATCCTCCTCTTTAGAGTTTTCTTTAATTTTTTCGTTGGATTTTTTTGAGTTTTTCCAGCAAGTCTTAAGTTCGTCCATAGAAACTTTTTCACCATCAACATCAACAGAATTATCCATCTCATTTTTTTCATCAGAGTTATCTTTTTTATCATCTTCGTCTTCGTCTTTTTCATCTTCAGAGTTACTTTTTTTCTTTTTGGAGTTATCTTTTTTTTCAATTTCTTCTTCTTCGTGTTTTTCTAATTTTTTTAAATCGTCTTTAGCTTCTTCATCAGACATGTTGTCTTTTTTCTTTTTAGCATTATCAAAGATACCAGATAATAATTCTTTACCCTTATCGGCAGCAGAAGAAAGGAAGCTGATAAATACGCCTTTTTCGATTTCTACTTTTGATTCAATATCCATAGTATTTTCTTTTTCATTTTCGTAAATAATTGCGTCCTCATAGCGAGGAGATTTTACTAAAGCCACATGACGCGGTTTAACAGATTTCATTTCAACATCATAAGGCATGTTGATATACTCAAATTTTTCTCCACTCTTTGGCTTAATGACCTCGTCATCAAGAAAGGAAATGGAAATAAATCCTGTTCTTTTTACCGCCTCTTCCCCTCTTTCATCGAAGAGAACAAACTCGCAATAATATTTTCCATCTGCGGCAATCGAAGTGCCGTCTTTAAGGGTAAACCCTTCCCCATTACAAAAAACTCTTTCGACTATCCCTAAAATTTTAGGGTCAGTAT